TACAATATGCCAAAGAAAAAAGCTCCTGCTAAGAAAACAACTACTAAAAAAGGTAAAAAATAATGGCTAGTTATAAATCAAAAGGCGGCAAAAAAATGATGAAATCTAAGGGCGGAACTATGATGAAGAAGTCCAAAGGTGGAACTATGATGAAGAAATCTAAGGGTGGCACCATGATGAAAATGTCAAAAGGCAGAGCTGTTATGAAAAAATCTAAAGGTGGATCTGTAGCAGCAGGATTTGCTAATAGAAGAAGAGAAGATCTAACTTAGTTAGTGGCTTATCTTTACAGTAATATACCCTATTTTAAATGTTGGGTAAGAAGAGAGTACACTCATAATCACGAAAAATACCATGGAGAGTTCCTTCATGCTATGGCAGTTGGTGTTACCACCATGCCTACTAGGTGTTTAAGTTTTCACATAATATTTACCGGAGAAGAATCCAACTGCGAAGATTGGAACGAGGGTAATATACATGGGGGCGCTATGTGGGCCAGAATGCCAATAACCGCTTTAGTTGCAGATACGTTAGTTGAAGACTTTGCAAAACCTATGTCAGTTCATGATGCACAACCTTGGGATTGTTCTTCACATAATAATTCAGTATATGTAATAGATAGAGCAACTCCTTGTCCTTGGCTTGCTAAGATAGACGGTCAAATATTCCCAGCCAAATATATGTTTACGGTTGACTACGCTGAGAATGAAATAGCAGATGATCCTGCACAACATAAAAGTAGTCATGTTATGGAATTGTTAGATGCTGGTGAATGGACAGGTAATATAGTTGCACTACCAAACAATAGAGTAAGAGTTACACATCCAGCTTGGTTTGTTACAGGAGAGGGAGCGCCTGATTTTAAACCGTCTCAACATATACATTATTCAAAATCTGATTTAGACTACACTTTAGACGTAAACAGGGTCTTTGATAATTTATACGCAGAGGATGAATAATGGCACTTTCAGGCAGTACAGACTTTGAACCTAATGTAGCTGAGTTTATAGAAGAAGCATTTGAGAGATGTGGATTAGAACTTAGGACGGGTTACGATCTAAAAACTGCCAGGAGATCTATAAACTTAATGTTGGCAGAGTGGGCTAATAGAGGTTTGAATCAATGGACAATTGAACAAGGCACTCAGACAGTTACACAAGGAACTACAGATTACACGTTAAATGCTAATGTAATAGATGTCCTAGATGTAATTGTAAGAAGAGACGTTAACAGCACTCAAACAGATATTTCTATCAGCAGAATAAGTAGATCTGAATATTTAAATATTCCAAACAAAACAACACAAGCTAGGCCTTCACAATTTTTCTTAGACAAATTAACTGCTCCGGTATTAAAAGTTTGGCCAGCACCAGAAAATAGTACAGATGTATTGGTTTTCAATAAAATTGTAAGAATGGATGATGCAGATAAAGCTACTAATACTATGGATATGCCGTTTAGATTTTATCCCTGTTTTGTTGCGGGGTTGGCGTATTATCTGTCGCTCAAGAAGTCTCCTCAACTTACCCCGCAACTTAAAGCTATATATGAAGAGGAGTTTAGAAGAGCAGCAGACCAAGATGAAGACAGAGCATCTTTTAGGATAAGACCTAATTTGAGGATGAATTAATATGGCTTATGCTGTTGGTAAATTCGCTAGAGCATTATGTGATAGATGTGGGTTTGAATACAAACTTAATGAATTAAAAAAAGAATGGAATGGTTTAAAAGTATGTCCTAACTGTTACGAACCCAAACATCCACAATTAGAACCTATAACGGTAAAAGCAGATCCTGAAGCTTTATATCAACCAAGACCCAATAACGATAAAGAAGTAGGAGAGGGTTTCGTTGTTGTTACAAGTTCTAATATATTTCAAAATGATTTTATGAATCCATCTATATTGCCATCAAATTTTGTTGTTGAGAAAGTGACAGCATCAGTAGGTGAAGTTACAATTACTACGTCATGACATTAACTGAACTAAAGACTCTAATACAAAATTATGTGGAAAATGAGGAGACAACTTTTGTTGCTACCTTGAATGATTTTATTATTAATGCTGAAGACAGATTATTTGAATTAATACAGTTAGATTATTTTAGAAAAAATCAAACTGGTAATTTGACAACTGGTAATACTTATTTAACAGTTCCAACAGATTTTCAATTGAGTTTTTCATTAGCAATTATAGATAGCGCAGGTGCATATCAATACTTAGATAAAAAACATACCACATTTATGAGAGAGTTTGATGCAGATCCTACTGATACTTCTGCAAGAGGAAAGCCTTTGTACTATGCAGATTTTGACAAACAATTATCTACAGCATCAAATAATGGATCTACTTTGATTGTAGCTCCAGTTCCAGATGCAGATTATTCAGTTGAATTACATTATTTATACAAACCAAATAGTTTGACCGTAGACACTACAGGAACTTGGTTATCTAAGAATGCTAGAAACGGTTTACTTTATGGTGCTTTAATAGAAGCATACACATTTATGAAGGGTGATGCAGACTTAATGCAAGATTATGAAAAAAGATTTAATTTAGAAGTTTTGAGGTTGAAGAATCAAGCAGAGGCAAGAGGAAGAAAAGACGAATACCGTTATGATTCTTTACGAACTTCTGTTTCGTAAAATAAGGAGAGTGAATGGAAAAGATTGAAAGTCTTAAAGGCAAGTCTATTGCTATTGTGGGTATGGGAAAAAGTTGGTTTGACTACAACCTAGCAAAATCTCATGGGGTGCATTTTGATGAAGTATGGGCTATTAACGGAGTAGGTTCTGTTATTTATCATGATAGAGTTTTTATGATGGATCCTGCATCTAGGTTTTTAGATACAGATGATGCTGGCGGTCAAACTGAAAGCATGAAAGAGCTTTTATTAAATCATGAGGGTCCAATATACACTTGTGAGTTAGATGATCGTTGTCCTGGTCTAGTTGAATATCCCCTAGAAGAAGTAGTTTCTTATTCTAGTTGTCACTATTTAAACAATACCGTTGCTTACGCAGTTGCTTTTGCTTACTGGAATGAAGTTGCTAATTTAAAACTATTTGGTATAGATTTTTCTTATAAAGGTAATTTACATTTTGCTGAATCAGGTAGAGCTTGCGTGGAGTTTTGGCTAAGTAAATGTATATCAGCCGGTATGCAAGTTGAAGTTGCACATACCTCTGGATTATTAGATACAGATGTGCCAGCAGAACAAAAACTCTACGGTTATCATAGGTTAAAAAACCCTTACGTTATTTTAGTTGATGAAGAAGGAATCAAATTAGAACGTATAAATAATTTGGAAATAGTAAAACAAGAACATGAACCTGTATTAATAGATAGGCATGATTCTCACCTAAAACCGATAGAGCCTGAAAAATGGTAGATGAAGTAACCCCAGCAGGGATGCCAGGATTAGGCCTTATAGAGGCTAAAACGAGTAATTATGGCGGACATCCTCCTGAATTTTGGGCAGAAAGACTTACAGAAAAAATTGTAAGTTCTAGTAATAGTGAAGATCCATACATAAAAGAACAAGCTAGAGCCTATAAAGATTTGATATACCAAGTTAGTTTGATTTATATACATAATGCTATAAAATCTTATAAGGCTACCTTGATTCAAGAGCTTATGACGGCTGGTGAAGAAAATGTAGCTAAAATTGTAAAAAGGATATAAATATGGCTATCACATCAACATTAACAACCAGCTTTAAAAAAGAGCTGCTAGAAGCTGTCCATAACTTCAAAAACTCAGGAGGAGACACGTTTAAATTAGCTTTATATACAAGTTCTGCTACTTTAGGTGCTACTACTACTGCGTTTACAACTACTGGACAAGCATCAGGAACTAATTACACCTCAGGAGGTGCAAACCTTACTAGAGTAGATCCAACTTCAAGCGGTACAACTGGTTTTACAGATTTTGCCGATTTGACATTTGGAACAGCTACCGTAACTGCTAGAGGTTGTATGATATACAACTCAACTGACAGTAATAAATCTGTTGCTACAATAGATTTTGGTGGCGATAAGACATCAACAGCTGGTGATTTTACAGTAGTTTTCCCTGCGGCAGCAGCAAGTACAGCTATTATTAGAATAGCTTAGTAAATGTCAGGTTGGGGTCGTTCCACATGGGGGACAGGTCCTTGGGGTGAACCTGCCTCGATTCCTGTAAGCTTCACCATATCTGGTGTAGCTGCAACTTCTGCTTTAGGTTCTGTAAGTGTAGATGCAGAAGCTAATGTAACTCCTTCCACTTTAGTTGCCACTTCTGCTGTAGGTTCTGTTACTACGGTAGCTGCGGCTAATTTAACACTTTCAGGACAAGCTGGAACATCCGCTTTAGGCACATCTACTGTTGATGGAGAAGCAAATGTAACGCCTACAGGACAGTCTGCTACAAGTGCAGTATCTGGCGTAGGTGTAAATGCTCAAGCTGTAGCTGTATGTCCAAGTGCAGTAGGAACACTAGGTTCAGTTTCAGTTGATGTAGATGGTGAGGCAAATGTGCCTCTTTCTGGCCTAAGTTCAACAGGATCTGTTGGTTCTGTAACAGTACATCATAATGAAATATTTACAGTAGATGGTGTTTCTGCGACAGGATCTGTAGGATCTCTTACGGTTGTAGCTAAAGCAAATGTAACTTTAATTGGATTATTTGCTACTGGAGAGCTAACAAATCCTTTTGTTTGGAGTCTTGTAGATGAAACTCAAACTCCTAATTACACTAACATAGATCAGACTCAAACCCCTGGTTGGGAAGATGTTGCTTAACTATGCCGAAGAAAGGTAATATAATTAATTGAACGGAGATATGAATGGCTACTTATGTAAATGATTTAAGACTTAAAGAAATAGCTACTGGTGATGAGTCAGGAACTTGGGG